TGTTGATGGCAGCTGGTGCTGCTGCTGCTGACCCACTTTATGTTGATGATGTTTTTAGTACGTTTTTATGGCAAGGTACTGGATCATCTCAGACAATTAACAATGGAATTGATTTAGCGGGTGAAGGCGGATTGGTTTGGTCAAAAAACCGAGGCGCGTCTGTATCTCATTTGTTAAATGATTCTGTAAGAGGCAAGTCTGGAAGCTATTACAACCAACTTAGTACAGACACCACCGGTATCAACGCAACAAGCACACCGTGGGGTGCAACTTTATTTAACAATAATGGATTTTCCCTCGGAGGTAGCAACTCAGAGTTTAATCTTAGTGGTGATTCTTACGTCTCCTGGACCTTCCGCAAAGCGCCTGGTTTCTTTGATGTAGTTACTTATACGGGAAATGGTAGCGGACAAAATATATCTCATTCTCTCGGCAGTGTGCCGGGTATGATCATTATTAAATCTACTAATGATACTCGTCACTGGTGGTGTTATCACAGGGGTATAGGCAACACTGGAGCTATAGCATTAAGCTTGACAGGTGCGACCACGACTGCTCAAGCTTATTGGAACAACACCAGCCCAACAAGCAGTGTATTTACTGTTGGTGCGGATGCTGATGTCAATGCAAGTGGTACTAACTACGTCGCCTACATCTTTGCTCACGACGACGCATCGTTTGGCACGGATAGCGATCAAAGCATTATTAAATGTGGCAGCTATACGGGTAATGCTACTGCTGACACTGATGAACAATTTATTGACATTGGATTTGAGCCGCAATGGGTACTGGTCAAGAAAACTTCCGGTACTGCTGATTGGAACTTAATTGATATAAATCGAACTAATAGACGTATCTTATACCCCTCAAATTCTAATCTGGAGGACAATAATACCAATAGGCTTAATCGGTTTCGTAGCACCGGATTTGATCTAGGTGCCAGCAGTGATTGGAATGGAAATGGTCAGTCCTATATCTACATGGCAATCCGCCGTCCTCATAAGCCAGTTGATGTTGCTACAGACTTGTTTAGCTCCGAACTAGGCAGAGGTGGAGTAACTTATGCACCTAAATTTTTAACGGATTTTAACCCTGATTGGGTTTGGGAAAGACAATATAACATTGCAGCTAATTGGGATAGTGCATCACGATTAATACCTGAAGAGGGTGTTGTATTAAACTTCGCTAATGCAGCGAATAATCAATCCGAATTTTCATTCGACTACCAGAATGGCTGGTATGACAATACCTATTCAGAGACAACTGATATATCTTATATGTTCCGTAGGGCACCAGGATTTTTTGACCAAGTGACTTATGTAGGTAATAGCGCTAATTCAAGAATACATACCCATAATTTAGGTGTTGCACCTGAGTTAATGATCTGGAAAAATCTCACTGCTAACTTTGAATGGTGTGTTCGTCATTCGTCACTTGGCACGAATACTTATTTACGACTAAATAGGTCTAATGTTCCAGATACAGATAATGGGACACTCTTCCAGGGTGTTTATCCATCTAATACGACAACCTTCACAACTGGTGGAAACAGTAATACAAACAGGTCTGGGCACCGATATTTGGTCAGTATGTTTGCAACCCTTCCCGGCATCAGTAAAGTAGGCACTTATACTGGAAATGGAGGTGCAGGGAACGCTCTAGTTACAGTTGAATGTGGATTTACTAGTAGTTCAAGGTTCATACTCATTAGGCGTGCTGATGCTGTTGGTGATTGGTATCTTTTTGATTCAACCCTAGGCATCAATTTTGGGAACGATCCATACTTACTGACAAATAGTTCTAATGCTGCAGTAACAAACACTGATTACGTGAAACCATACACACAGGGTTTCAGGGTTTTGCCTGCTGCGTCAACTACCATAAATATTAGTGGCGCTAACTACATCTTTCTCGCAATTGCTTGATTATTATTATTATGGAAATTAGAAACCGCGCTTCAGGTGAATTGACAACTCTTAGTCAATTCAAAGCATCACAACCAAATACAAGCTTCCCGACTCACATTACTACTGATATTCTAGATAGTTTCGGCTACGATGCTGTATTAAATGGTCCCCCAGCTACTGTCACCGCTCCTTACGAAGTTAGTGTCCGTGATGGTGTTGAAGAGATCGATGGTCAGTGGTTTACTAAATTTATTGTTGGCCCTATCTTTTCCGATAGTATCGATGAAGATGGAGAAGTAACAACAGCAGCTGACAATGAAGCAGCATACATAGCCCTCATCGATAGTAATACTGCTGCTGGGGTACGCGCTATAAGGAATACAAAACTTTCTGAATCTGACTGGACCCAGCTCGCTGACAGCACTGCTGATAAAGACGCTTGGGGTGAATATCGGACTGCACTGCGTGACCTTCCCTCAGCCGCTGGATTCCCTCATGATGTGGCTTGGCCTGTAGAGCCGTCTTAATTCACGTAGTCAGCCAAAGTGGCTGCTCTCCAACGACTACCACCATTATCAGTAACAAAAACGAATAGATGTGTTTTTCCGGTAGTAAGTGTTGGTGCTGTATCTGCCGGAAATTTCACGCTACTGGGCCAACTAGCAGTTCCACCATTATGAGTCAGCTCTAGTGTAAATGAGTATGCTCTTGAGCTTGGAACATTTGTAAATGAGAATGTAGTATTTGAACTGATCGTTTTAGTGAAATAGTTCCCTGATGAGCAGTCAACGCTTGTACCTGATACCGCTACGACTGTTTGTGCGTAACCCCCATTCAGGTCTAGTTTTGTATTAGAAGTTGCGCTTGATTGCCCTACCGCAACGGACGATGTTGTTGCAATTGTCCCAGACGTTCCAAACGATGTGGAACCAGCAATTGTGCCACTTGTCAGTGCATTGCCGCTGACTTTTCCACTCGTCGATATGGTACTCAATTTGCTGTCACCTATACTGCCTGCTAGTTTTGAAGCAGCAATAGACCCTGCTAATTGAGCATTCGTAATTGTTCCACTCAGTGATGAAGTGGGATAGTTGGTTGCATCACTTAGGTTAAATGCTGGAGTAGCATCGGACGCACCTAAGTCAACAGATACTCCACCAAAGGAGACACTATCGTTCGCTAATTTATTATTTGCAATAGAACCTGCCAACTGAGCATTAGTAATAGTTCCACTAAGTGAGGACGTGGGGTAATCGGTTGCATCACTTAGGTTAAATGCTGGAGTTGCGTCTGTAGCGCCAAGACTTACTGTTACACCGCCAAGAGAAACACTGGAGTACGTTAACTTACTATTTGCAATGCTACCTGCGAGCTGAGCATTTGTAATTGTCCCACTCAGCGAAGATGTTGGGTAATCAGTGGCATCACTTAGGTTAAATGCTGGAGTTGCATCTGTGTCACCTAGGTTAAAAGTTAAGCCCCCAATAATAATGCTTGAGTTTGCAAGCTTGCTATTTGCAATACTTCCAGCTAGTGCTGTATTAATTACTGAACCAGCGGTTAATGCCGCACCATCAACCTTGTTAGCTGTTGAAATAGTATTTAGTTTCGCGTCTGTAATGCTCCCTGCTAGTTGAGCATTAGTAATAGAGCCTGCCGCTCCACTCGGTATATTATCAACAGTAATTGTCTGGGTACTGGTGATAATCTGATCTACTTTTACCGATCCGTAAGCCATTTAGAATTCCTTTACAATCCAGGTTGAACTTTGTGGGACTTCAACTGTTTTACCTGCTGCTATTTCCACAGGGCCAACTGATAATCCATTGTAACCACTGTCAAGTGCGAAGTCTTGATCGATAACTTGTTGGCTTTGTAGAATTGGTCCTGATCCTTTTCCCAGTTCAACTATAGAACTAACACCACTGACTTCTTTTTTTAGATATACCTTTCCATCAGTGGTATTAACAGCAAGCTCACCTAGGCTAAGTTGCGATGTCGTTGGTGATTTCCCGGCGACACTAGATCGCTTGATCCTGATAGTGTTAGACATTGATTTCGACTAAATTAGAATGTGCCACCGTCAATTTCCACATTATTAATAGTATTACCCGACCCAGTAATGGCCAGGTTGCTTACTACGCGGCTGCTATTAATGACCTGAGTACCACCAATGCTAAAGCCGCCTGTCGTTACATCAATGTTCTGATTAAACGTCCAAGAATTTGTGGAATTGACCCAAACGATTGAGTAATCAGCTGCACCTTTTAGGGTGATGCCTCCACCATCTGCGGTTATGTCTGTTGGGCTTGAGGTATCGCCGAGGAGAATATTTTTATCCTCGACCTTTACCTCAGTTGTGCTCAGGCTAACCAACGCACCATTGACAGTAAGGTCGCCTGTGATTACGGCACTACCACTGACAGCAAGGTCATTCGTGACGGTCAGATCGTTTCCGATAGTGACATCTGAGGGCAAGCCAACCTTGACCGTACCCGTCGTAGATGTGCTTACATCAGTCTCGTTTGGGGTGCCAGAGAAGGTGAGGGCCTCTCCCAGTGCTCGAGTAAAAGTGTCCACCCCGTCTGTGACGGTAAATGTGCTGTTAGTCAGTGAAGAGTTAGGAATCGACGCCAGCGCAATGACACCCGTTCCGCTGGTATATGTCACACCAGTTGCGGTTGTTGCGCTCAGATGTGCCCGTGCTTGAGCAGCAGATGGACCTGTATAGGTTATTACTCCAGTACTGTTGTCGTAGGCAATAGAACCATCGCCACCAGCGTCTGTTACTGAGACAGATGCTCTAGATCTGGCGTCGGTGTAATACAGGTTGGAAGAACCTTCACCGATGTCATCAGTATCCAGCGTCAGCGAACCGCCCAGTGTCAGGCTTTGGCTGTTGAGGGTGGCGCTGTTATTTGCAAGGCCAGTGTTAGGAATATTCTGGCCACCAATCGCGACCACACTTGTCGCATTTCCCGAGCCATCATCGCCGTAGCCGTAATACAGCAGCTTGTCAGTTGATACCTCGTTGAATGCCAACTCACCGCTCTTGAGCGTAGTTGGGGCTCCTGCGTTCCCACTAGCCCTGCGCTTGATCTTGAGTGTGACTGCCATTAGAAATTACCACCAGTGATTGTTAGGTTGTCCTCTAGTTCGTTTGTTGGAGCGAACTGTGTGCCGTTAAATTTCAGCACTTGTCCAACATCCCCTGATGTCAGGGAACCAATCGCAGCGTTGTCAAAAAAGATGGCACCGGCAAATGGTGGACCTTGTGGTCCTGGAGCTGTTGCTTTTACAACCGAGGAGGTTGCAGCTTGGACTTCAACAGACGTTGGAGTCTTTGTAACTTTTACCAGATTAGATATTTTGTTTATCTGTACTTGAGCCATTAGATAACTCCTGTAATGCCTGGATTTAATACTGCCCTTCCTTCAATCAGGAAGAACTTTTCCCCTCCTGGCTCTGTAATCAGGACATCATATAGTCCGCCAACAGTAATGCCAGCAGTGATTGTAGAACTGAGTTTAAGGTTAAACTTTCCCGTGGCTCTGTCTGTAAAAGTACTTGTAAATGTAGCAATTACGCTCGCGTAAGATTGATCAACAATTTTGGATTCTACTGTGAATCCAGTCATGTCAACCGCAGCACCTGTGGAGTCCAGATACTGAAGATCCAGGCTATATGTTGCACCCTGGTGAATTGTTATATCTAATGTCCCAGGATCCCGCATAGTTTCTCGCCTATTGCCTATATGTATTGTAAGCGAAGCTATGATAATTATAGTGAGATTAAGGACTTGGAACCTGTACTTCCGCTAAGTATTGTAATTTCAGTGATTGGAGGGGCTGCGGCTGGGTTCCTTTCGCTGGGTAAAAAGTTTAGCGATGTAGATGCTCGCTATAGCTCTCATATTGAAAAGATCGATAATCGCATTGATCAAATAGAACTAAGACTGGCGAAGGAGTATGTGGACCGTCAGGACTTGCAGGTCATTCTCGAGCGTCTAGATGACCGGATTGATCGTATGGATTCCAAACTAGACAGAATATTATTCAGTGCGACTACAACACATATGAATTATGATAAAAACACCACTAATATATAGTCATCATGGGTATCATTGAGAGCCCCATCTTTTGGATCGTTTTAGCTGCAGTAAGTGAAGTGCTGGCAGCTATTCCGAATGAAAAGGTGAAGTCTAATTCCATTTTTCAGTTGGGTGTTTCTGCTTTAAACGCCTTACTTTCTTCACGTAAGGGAAAGTAAATCGACCTCCTGACGGGCGCATGGTCTGGAGTTTTAATTCCAGATCACCGCTCGAATCCATTAGGCGGCTAATTCAAGCAAGGAAATTTTTTGCGTTGTTGCCATCGAAAATGGCGCAAGCTGAGTCTGAGTGGAAAGCAGCTCAACCGGAGCAACCACCTGATTTTGAATTCATTGAGCATGAGCCAGATGGATCCGAAGCCCAGCGCCTGCTAGGGGGTCCAATACAAAAACGATTTTGCTTTCATAAGAATGACTCAAAGATTTGAACCCGGCAAACTGCTGGATTTTTTCAAGTATTTCGACCCATCAAATAAATTTCATTTAGACGCGGTGGGCCTGCTCCAAGAGGAGTGTCAGGCCCTGGATCCTGACTTGATGTCAGATTTCGCGTCTTGGGTTCGCATGTACCGCAGCACCACAACGCCTGGTGTGTCGTTGAAATTCACGCCGCAACTATTCGAGAATCTGACGGGATACCCAGCCAACAGGTTCAGCGCGGATTTTTGCCACGACTGTGCATTCTTGTTTGATGTCACTGGATTCAGTGATCATCGTGATGCATCACGCATGTTGATGGCAAATTTGATGCACGAATCTGGATCGTTTCGCTACACAAAAGAAATCTCTAACGGCCACTATTTGCGTGGCAGAACCGACTTAGGGCATGGCCCAGACGAGGGCGAATTGTGGAAAGGTGGGGGATTTCTTCAATTAACAGGAAAATACAATTATCAAAAGTTTCAGGAATGGCTTTTAGATACTGAAGGCATCAATGACCCCAAAATTGTTAGCAAGGGTGCTAGCTATGTAGCTGAAAAATATCCGTTCTCAAGTGCTATATCTTGGATCAAGAACAATAATCTTTTAGATATCTGTCTTAGTGAAGGTTTCGATTCTTGTTGTTATCGTATAAACGGCGGTTGGAATGGCTATCAGCATAGAGTTGAAATGCTCGACCGCTGCATTGAATTCATGGTTTAAACATGCTTGTTAAAGATCAATTTGTCAGTGGCCGACCGAAGCGCACAAGTATTGGCAATGGACGCCGCAAACGTACATCAACAGGACGTACAAAGCGCTCGCCTACCAGGAAAATGTACCGAGGTCAGGGCAAGCGATGAATGACATTCTTTGGGATGTGTCTTTCATGGTTTTCGCTTTAGTAGCGGCCACCACTTACATTATTGTCGTCATTCTGAAGCTTGAGGCTGACTCTCAATCTCATTGAATCTCTTCCACCCTGTTGCCCATGCATAGATGTTGGGGTTGGATTCCAGGGGTGCCATTTCTGAGAAACCACGTTTCCACCCCTGGTCACGCATAAGTTCTTCTATGCGGTCTTTTAATTGTGTCAAATCTTCAAGAGTTCCTGTATATCGGAACCTAAGATATCTGACCTTTGAATCACCCATGTCTAATATATTTTTCCCCGTGAATCTCATTATGCAGCTCGATTGCAGTCTCCAGGCTTCTTTTCGCCTTGATTAAATCGTCGAGTTGCTTGTCAGGAGATCCTTTGTATTTATGGGGATAGCGTTGAATATACTTTATCGAATTAATGGTTACAAATGTAAGTAATCCCTCAGCGCCATACATAGTCTTCGCCACGTCATAAGGCGAGATTCCCTTGTTGTAGTGAGCTGGGTCTTCTGCAGCTGGTTCTGTTTCCAGAAATTCCTCTGCACCAAAAAGCGGGTGAGGAGTAAAGACATTGTCTTTATCTTCCCGGCCCGCGATCGTGTTGAACATTTGAAGAGATTTTTTACTCCTCATATGTAACCGTCTTTTGACGCCCTGTGCGTCAGTTAGGCGGCCTTCTGGTAGCTCTGCCCTCTATAGGTCAG